TAAGTACAGATTTGTCTGTGCAGCAGTCTCAAGGCGGCAAGGCAAAACATATATCGCAAATATAATCGGGCAACTCGTATCATTAGTTCCCGGTTCTAACATCCTAATCATGTCTCCCAATTACTCGCTGTCTCAGATTTCTTTCGACTTGCAAAGAAATTTAATCAAGCATTTTGATTTAGAGGTAGCAAAAGATAACGCGAAAGATAAAGTTATTGAGCTGACAAACGGCTCTACAGTTCGAATGGGTTCCGTGAACCAGGTTGATTCCTGTGTAGGTCGTAGTTACGATCTCATTATCTTTGACGAGGCGGCGTTGGCAGACGGACGTGATGCGTTCAACGTAGCTCTTCGCCCTACTTTGGATAAGGATAACTCAAAAGCTATCTTTATTTCAACCCCTCGGGGCAGGAACAACTGGTTCGCAGAATTCTTTGATAGAGGATTTAATGATGAGTTTCCAGAATGGTGTTCAATACGGGCTACTTATAAAGATAATCCGCGCATGTCTGAGACGGATATACAGGAAGCTAAAAAATCTATGTCCGACTCAGAGTTTAGGCAGGAATACGAAGCGGACTTCAACACTTACGAAGGTCAAATTTGGAACTTTAATCACGAAAAGTGTATCGCTAATAATGAAGAGCTTGATACTCGTCGTATGGATGTATTTGCTGGCCTCGACGTGGGTTATCGTGACCCAACGGCATTTATGGTTATAGCATATGATTGGGTTGAGGAGGTGTACCACGTATTAGATGAATACCTTGATGCCGAAAAGACTACCGAACAGCATGCCGCTGTAATTCGAGGTATGGTTGACAAATGGGATATCGACTACATTTACATAGATTCCGCAGCACAGCAAACTCGATTTGACTTCGCACAAAATTACGATATTAGTACTGTAAATGCAAAGAAGTCAGTATTAGATGGAATCGCACAAGTGGCGGGTATAGTTGATAACGATAAACTTATGGTCGATCAGCGATGCGGTGAAGTACTATCTTGCCTTGATCAATATCAATGGGATCCAAATCCAAATCTTGCAAGAGAAAAGCCAAAACATAATCGAGCATCGCATATGGCAGATGCTCTTCGATACGCACTATACTCATTTGAAACAACTCAGAGCGGGTTCTAAAGATACCTACAAAAAATAGTGTTTGACAATTTATCTTACAAGGGCTATAATTCAAAATGAAAAAGCTGAAAAGAGATCCGGTAAAATACATAAGAGATCGAGCTAAATCAAAGTATGAAAAAGGTTCAGAATGCCACATTTGTGGCGCTGACACAGAACTCGACTTTCACCATTTTTACACTTTAGCGCCTCTACTAAGAGAATGGTTAAAAGTAAAGCAGAAAGAGAGACCTGCGCATTATACGGACGAGTATATTGTAATCTGGCGAGACGAGTTTATAGAAGATAAATGGGCGGAGCTGTACGAGCACACAGTGACACTTTGCCATAAACATCATTTGGAACTGCATAGATTGTATGGCAGAAATCCAGCCCTAGTGACTGCAAAGAAACAAATGCGCTGGGTAGAGATTCAAAGAGACAAACATGGCATGGTATGACAGACTAATAGGTAGAACGCCAGAAGCAGAGGAAAAGCTCAACCCTGCGCAGCCATACTTTGACGGTAAAATTGAAAGCAGCCGTGAACAGACTGTTAGCTATGAAAAAGCTTACGAAGATTTAGAAATTGTAAATCGTGGCGTAAATATGATTGTTGACGATGCTGCGGAAATTAATGTAAAAGTTGGAGGCCAACTACCTGTTCAAAGCGTTGTTAAAGGCATCAAAAGGTCTAGAATCGATCTTTTGCTCAATAAGGAGCCAAATCTTTTTCAAGACATAAGTTCTTTTCGTCGTAATTTAATTATTGATTATTTACTAGACGGAAATGTTTTTATCTACTACGACGGTGCTCATATGTACCATCTTCCTGCAGATAAAATGATAATTCATACAAGTGAAGAAACTTATGTTGAAAAATACACTTACAATAATACAGTAACATTTAGTCCTAAAGAAATAATTCATGTAAAAGAAAACTCTTTTTACTCTATTTATAGAGGAGTTTCTCGCTTAAAGCCGGCGCTTCGTACTATGATACTTATGCGACGAATGAGAGACTTCCAAGATAACTTCTTTAAGAACGGAGCCGTTCCAGGTTTAGTACTAAAATCCCCAAACACTTTATCTGAAAAAATTAAAGAAAGAATGATTCAGTCTTGGTCTGCTAGATACAGACCAGATGCAGGAGGCAAGAGACCTCTTATACTAGACGGCGGTATTGAAATAGACAAAGTTTCAAATGTAAACTTTAAAGAGTTAGACTTTCAATCTGCAATTGCAGAAAATGAGAAAATTATTCTAAAAGCGTTAGGAATTCCTCCAATTCTTTTAGATTCTGGTAATAATGCAAACTTGCGACCTAATATGAGATTGTACTACTTAGAAACAATCTTACCTATAGTACGAAAAATTAATTTCTCACTTGAAAGGTTTTTCGGTTTTGAAATTATAGAAGATGCTACAAATATTCCAGCACTTCAACCAGAGCTTCGCGATCAGTCTCAGTACTACTCAGCTCTTGTAAATACGGGAATAATTTCTCCCAATGAAGCAAGAGAAGCGCTAAACTTTGATCCTATAGAAGGATATGATGATTTACGAGTACCTGCAAATATTGCGGGAAGCGCGGCAAATCCAGATGAAGGCGGAAGACCGCCAGAGCAAGAAGGAGAAGAATAAATGGCAGTAAGACAAAAACAGAAAGTTTTAGACACTGCTTATACGCACTTTAAAGAATTCGGGCTGCCCCTCGATATTGAGTATAAGTCTTATGTAAATATTGTGGGCCCTAAAGAAGCTTTACATGTTATATCAGTAAAAAGAAGTTTTAAGGCATGGAAGTATCTTTTACACGCTTTAAGAATTAAACATCCTGATCTGCGTGAAAAAGCCCCTGCCCCAAAACCTACAACACCAAAACCTGCTCCGAAGCCTAAAGCAGCTCCGAGCAAGCCTGCAAAAGCAGAAGCAAAGAGTGAAGACTAATGGAAAAGATTTTTAACCTTACCTCTACGTTTAAAGCACTCAATGAAGACGACGATGGTAGCGTCCACATTTGCGGAATGGCTAGCACTGCTGACTTCGACCGAGCTGGAGATACAATTTCAGCCGAAGCATGGACCAAGGGCGGCCTTGGTAACTTCGAAAAGAATCCTATCATTCTTTTCAATCACGATTATAACAAGCCTATCGGACGCGCTACAGGACTTAAAGTCACTGAAAACGGTCTTGAACTTAAGGCTAAAATTTCTAAGTCTGCGCCCGATCATGTCGCGCAGCTTGTAAAAGAAGGCATTCTTGGAGCATTTTCTGTTGGTTTCCGAGTCAAGGATGCTGATTACTTATCGGAAACTGACGGATTAAAGATAAAGGATGCTGAGTTGTTTGAAGTATCAGTGGTATCGGTACCTTGTAACCAAGCAGCTACTTTCTCTCTCGCGAAATCATTTGACTCTATTGAAGAGTACAATGAGTTCAAAAAAACTTTCACTAATAGTGTAGATCTAGCCGGTCAGTCTCTGGCTAAAGATGAAGATTCATTTGAAGCTAGTGATGCACCGGATGGAACTGAAAAGTCAGTTCAAAAGGAGATAACAATGTCGGAAGTAAAAACTCCCGAAATCGACCTGGAGGCTTTTGCTAAGAAGGTAGCGGATGAGACTGCTGCTAAAATCGCAATTCGTCAGGCCGAAGAAAAAGCCGCTGTTGAAGCAGAAGCTAAAGCAGTACAAGAAGCAGCAGAAGCTGAAGCCGCAAAGCAGGCTGAAGTTGAGTCTGTAATTAAGACTGGTATTGAGTCAGGCGCTGAGCGTCTTATGTCTGATATCCAAGCGAAGCTTTCTGAGAAAGACGCAAAGATTGACGAAGTAATCGCTCAACACCAGAAAGACCTCGAAGAGAAGAACGCTGAGCTTACTGCTATGCGTGATTCAAAGCGTGTATTCGCTGACCGTACTGACGGTGACTCTATCTCTAAGTGGGGCAAAGAGTTTATGTATGCTCACATGGCAGGCGTGATGACAGGCAACAAGAACCTTGATCAAACTGACTATGGTAAGAGCATTCTTGAGAAAGCTGGTATTAGCTATGCTACTGCGGCACCTAACATTGCTACAGAAGTATCTAGCCAGATTGAGAAGGAGATTCAACGTGAGCTTCGTCTTGCACGCGCTTTCCGTGAAATCACTATCAACTCTCAAGCTCAAGTACTGCCAATCCAAACAGACACCAACTTGGCGTCTTGGCAGTCAGGTGCAGCAACTACTCCAAACTTGGAGAACAAGACTCAGGTTGCAGGTAATACTTACCAGCCTAGCCAGGTAGTATTGAAGGCGTATCGTTTGATCTCAAGCACACTCATGGATAACCACATTGATGAGGAAGTGTTGATCAATCTTATGCCTATGCTCGTAGAGTCAGTTGCACGTGCACACGCTCGCGCTGTTGATGATGCACTTCTTAACCACGTAGCTACTGGTGGCTCTGATGCGTTTGACGGTCTCGTTAAGCTTGCAGGCAGCAACTCAGTTAGCGTACTTGACGCAGCAGGCGGCAACTCAGTAGATACAGCAGTAACTGCATCTGAGTTCCTCGACGCTCGTAAGTTGATGGGTAAGTATGGCATGATGCCTGAAGAGATGGTATACGTCGTATCTCAGGCTCGCTACTACGATCTGATTGCTGATGCTGGCTTCGCTGACATCACAGACGTAGGTTCAGACGTTGCGACCAAGATCACTGGTCAAGTTGGTGCGATCTTCGGTACTCCCGTAATCGTATCTGACAACTTCCCTGCAGAAGCTAACGGTGCTCCAGTAGTTCTCGCAATCAACGTTCGTAACTTTGCTATTCCACGCCTCCGCGGTGTGAACGTAGAGCAAGATTACGAAGTAATGAACCAGCGTAATGTTGTAGTCGCTACTCAGTCACTCGGCTTTAACCAGCTTGTAGGTGACACAAGCGCAGACAAGTC